GGTTCAAGTCCTGTCACCCGCAGTTTTTACAAAACCAAATAAAATCGTACTTTTTTTAAAGAACGCTAGGAAACAAGCCATTCCCAGCGTTCTTTTTTGTCTTTTAAAAGATTTGTTTTTCTTCTAAAATACCTTATTTTTCACAACTATGCAACACGAAATGCAACACGCTAACCTACCATTTTTTCATCTGAATTCTTCTTCAGAACATCAATGGCTTTTGTAATTACTCCCGGTATGGGAATGCCCATCAGGCCGGCATTTTCTATTATTGATATAGCCTCATTAGCTATAAAAGCAATAATAACAGCATCCTTTATGTAAGAGGTCTGCATAACTATATCAAGTCTTACTGCTACAAGTACAATAAGCAAAGCAACGCCTTTTCTACATAACCCCTTGAATCCCGCTCGTGACTCTAAAGCACCATTCTCACTTTTCTTGCTTTTCTTAAATATTCCTGCTACTGCAAGACCTGTGATATAGTCTACAGACATAAAAATTATTAGAGTGATTAAAGCATCACTCCATCCCCCGAACGCCATTGCGATAAAACCTCCTACTGCTCCAACAACTGAATATATAATATTTGCTTTCATTTTAACCATCCTTTCTACTCTGCAAGTCCGTATGTTTTTAAATCCGGACTCTCTGTATCAAATTTCTTCTGATATCTACCATCTTCATCTACCCAATGATAAATATGCTTTTTATCATTCTTAACATAAACACTTCTTGCCATAACTCCGGATTTTGTCAGATAATATGACTCATCTGCTATATCAATCCATTGTCCTGCAAGCATACCTCCATCAGTGTTCATATAATACCAGTCATCGCCATTTTTGAACCAACCAGTTACCATGTGGCCTGCACCATCTACTACATACCACCTACCATCAGTATTTATCCATCTGTTTTTTTGTACTACTCCCTTGTTCTCATATATCCACTTACCATCAAACATTACCCATCCAGTAAAGGCGTTCTTTTGATGTAGCTTGCAAGCTTGGTAGGCACACCAACTGACGAATTGCTGACACCAATAAAGACCGTTTTGCCCATACCAATGACCATACTTAGTGTAGTTGGACATTCCGGCATTGGCAGTTTTTTCTTCCAACATAGCATTACTTGCCTTCTCCAAGTATCCAATCTCTTGCCTTGCTATAGATATAAGCTCTTCTGCTGTACATGTCTGATTACTAAAAAAAGGCATACCAAATCCATTGATTCTGTTTTTGCCTCCTACTTCAGATTCTGTAAATCGGTACTCCTTCCTCGCTACTCCACCACCATTACGCTCAAATGCGACTGCTGAGGTGTTTCCCTCTATAGTATGAATTACATATGTATCATTAACCTTTTTAACATCTTCAACGATTCCGACATGAGCAACTCTGCCCTTTTCACCACTATAGAAGTAAACGATATCTCCAGGATGTGGAGTCTTGCCATACGCTCTATTAAGAACAAAATAATCTTTACCAGTCAAAGTGTACTGGCTATAAGACCCTCTTAGCAGTTTTTTTCCTGCTGAAAATGCACTGTCCATTTTTATCCCCTTTCTAAAAAAGAGCTCTGAATAATGATTTCTCATTTTCCATAGCTCTCTTATCCCTTACTATTCCTCTACTGCATTTGACGCTGTTGCCTGAGTTTCATCATCCACAGCGAGTTCTCCAGCCTCCAAATCTATCAACGCCTGCTTTACATAAGGCTTTAGCTTATCAGGTACACTCTTAAAAGTTCTCTTACCTCTAATAATTAACTGTGCATACAAAATACTTAAATTCTCAAACATATACTTTCTTTCCTTTCTTGAAAATAAAATTGATAATATATAGAAAAACATTTCCATGTTCAACTACCGCCATTCATAATTAAATCCGTCAACTCAGCAAGACTTGCCGCATTAAGCTCCGCCTGCTTTTTTATAGCTGCCAACTCTGCTGCATCCGTCATAGGCGTGGCATGTGATACTGCTGTATCCTCTGCCTTGCTTGTATCTATGCTGTCTATGACATACCCATCCGGCACCTCGAATGTTCCAATCTTGATTTCTTCAAGATTAGCCTGTTCAGATGCTATGGACACCACCGTGCCGTCAGGCTTATAAAATACTGTATATTTCATATTGCCTCTCCTCACTAAAAATTATTTTGCATGGAACTATGTCCATATATGTACACATAAAATTGTGTTTGCCCGAAATTCCAGCCATCTGGGATATGGAGTATAAATGACATGTTTCCTGCCCAATCCCTTGAAAGCTCTATTTGTACTGGGCAACGCCTGATAAACGTTGCAACAAAATTGCTATCGTTTTTACCCAAAAGTATCCTTCCGATGTTACGCCTGCCATTTCCCTTATCTCGCCTTACCAAGCCACCATCTACATCTACTCCCACTAAGTCCACGCCTATGAAAAGTGTTTCGCTACCGCTAAAAGCATTACCTAGTGCTATAGGCTGATTATTCTGCTGTTGACTCACACTAACGTTAGAGTTTATGGCATACTCATTCGTCCTATCTGCCCAATCTCTTGTTCCTGTCACGCCATTGATATTTATATCCTTTACAATGTTGTGCGGTAAGTGGTTAGGGCTTGGCAAAAACACCCAGTTGGCTCCTTGAATGTAGCGTCCATTTGGGATTTTTACAACAATTCCCCTTCCTCTACTTGCGTGCGTATCATCCCAAGCAAAGCCTTCTCCTCCCAAAGCCGTAATTACATCACCTGTGGTACATATCCATCGTGGTATTGTCCCCTGTTTGCCCAAAATGTTGTAGTTGTCCAATATTTTAGAGTTGTCAAGACCGATAGCATTTGCAAGCATTGCATACGGTATTTTTGCCGTTGGCTTAAATTGCCCTTCTTGTGGATAATAGCCTGTTTCAAATCTTGTGTGCACAGTGCTTTCCCACGGCGCATTTACCACCTCTGATGCCTCGTTCCAAACACCACGATTGGGAATAGTGCCCTGCACAACTTCATCAGCGCTGTCACTTGTAAGCGCTGTATATCCTTGCAGGACATGCTCCCTTTTAGCGGTTACATCATCTGAGGTTATACCTCCACCACTTTTATTTATTAAGCATACCGCCACAATTACACCCCCTTAAGACCTACCCAAAAACTTACAGCTGGCTTTTTATTAAAGCATTTAACTCTTATTTTGCCGGTTAGAGTTTCTACAAAATCTACCATTGCAAAGGCTTTATTCATTGCCTTTACAGCGTCCGCTGACTCAGTACCAGACAGGTATAGACCCACAGTAGGTGAGTCTGCAGACGTTATCCCCGGTACACTTATCTCTTGTGTATAAGGCGCAGTGTTGCTCCACTTGCTTACATCCACGAGTACTTGTCTTAATCCCTGTAAGGCATTTACAGCACTGTTTGTTGCATTGATATCATTTGCTCCAAATCTATCGCCTTGTGTTGTATATGATGTTCTGTCCGTAAAAGATTTTGTTCCATCAGGGTTGAAAATCTCATGGTATTTTCTTTCGCCGGAAAACACGGCGTCTTTATAATTTGTTTTTAGCGCCATTAAAAAATTCCTCCGTTTAAAGTAAATTGCAACATTGGCCTACTTTGTGAGCTACCATACAGATGCTCGTACAATACTTGAATACCCTTTTCTATCCTATTTAGCTCATTAAAATCTATGAAGGGTTGATTCTCGTAAAAGGTCTTTTTATCTCCGATTTCTAAGTTTATAAAGTTTTTATTCAAAGTATCCAAATTATCTTCAAATCTGTTTATGTCGTCAGCATACGGATAGTCTGTATAGCCTTTATCCGTTCCCATGTTTTGCCAAGGTACAGCCGGTTGCAAAGTAAGGAACAATTCTTTTAAATAATCTAAGTTGTTCTTTATTCTGTTATAATCCCTCATATCAAAACGAGAGTTTGTCTCCCAATCAGTTTTAGGCTTAGTCCACATTTATACCCTCCTTCCTTTTGCACTTCCTGAAAAGGCACCGTTAAAGTTCATAGTGTAGTCTGTAAGCTTTATGAGCATATCTTTTTCATGTTTGCTATCTAAGTAAGCCAGATCAGCTCCGTCAAGCCTTACCTCTCCTCTATCAGTTAATGAATAGTCTCTATTTGACGCAAGGAAAGGTTTCATCCATTCCCCCACCTTGATAGCATGCTCGTCAGTAGATATCAAAGGATTTTCCCAGTTTAAAGTTCTTCCTGATGGATTGACTTCTATAGCAGTTGAGCCATTTGATATAAGATATTCATACCCTGTTATGCTTAGATCCACGAGGCCTGCACCCCGTACCTTCACTCTGACCATATAGCATGAGCTTTTTATAATCTCCACATTATGGCCTGTTGCACTTGCTCTATAGCCATAGCTGGGAGAGTTCATATAAAACTCATATTCTTTTTCTTGCTCAGTCTGATTGACTTTCTCATGTACAAGCTCTTTTTCAGCTTCATTGCTTTTATTGTATTTTCTGGTTACTACGCTTATTCTTTGAGTCTTTTCTCTTATTGTTCCTACCGGGTATTCTTTTAGCTCATCCCCATATGTAAAGCGATAGTCCGTCAGATCCCCAAATATTATGCTATCAAGAACTACTCTAGTATTAGGGCTTTGCTTACTAAATGAGATTACTAATTTATCCATGTAAGGTAATTGTTGCAGTATCTTAAAGTCTAAATCTGCATTGTTGACGTCCATAGTATCAAGCAAATTGCCTTGATAAAAAAATGCTAAAGACATCTTCTCAGGAGCGTACTCATGAAAAAGCATTCTCAATCCATACACGGTGAATCCATGCTCCATCTGCACTGTCACGGTAGGAGTATTTACAAAGCTACCATCATTACCCGATACAGCTTCACTTATATACCCGGTATTCAAATAGTCATTGCTCTTAGGCAAGAAGTAGGCCTTGCCGTCTGCCCTTGTATAATCCCTCGACAGATTTGCATAGTGGCTTTTTGCATCAGAATGCAGCAGATTAGACATATTTGTAAATCTAGTTTTATCCTCTGCAGTCGCCGACATTTCCGGCATGAAATCACTTCTTAATATTATTTTCCCGTATCTATCCTGATACAGAATACATCTTCCTGCATTTGCTATAAGCTGTAATGCCTCTTTATGCTTTACAGCAGGAATCGGGTTCTGTATCAATATACTTTTTAAGTATGGATCTATTTCAAAATCTCTTAAGTCAACCCCTGCGTCAATGAATACATCATTGGCTAAGTCATAAAGGCTTGTTCCTTTTTCCCTATAAATTCCTTTTTGGTAGGTGCCGTCAAGCGAATCAAACCTGTCTTTCGCACTTATTGATAGCTTTATATCATTTGAGCTCCACTTGGTTAATTTTAACTTACCGCCTTGGAACCATTCCACTGTGCCATCGTCAAGTTCATATCCATACCTTATAGAGACATCCTGCCCAACCTCTAGGAAGTTGATAGTACTTTTCTCATTCTCAACATCATATGTACGGTCCCTATTTTCAACATCAACTGAGAAGTCCAAAGTCTGTAAATCTTCCATAATAGGACTGATGTGCTCTTTCTTTGTAGATCCTATAATCTTACGATTATCAAAGTACACTCCAAATCCCATAATCATTCTATAGATTCTGAACCTTGCGTGTTCATAAAGCATTTTGTTTGCTTTAATTTCTATAAAAGTTGTACCGTTAAATATTTCATCTGTCTTAAAGAATGTTCCAGCATTCTCAAAAGTCACTGACTTATTGTTCGTTGTTACTGTAAAATTCAATGGATACACATGAGCAAACTCTATTGTTAGTCCTTTTATATCGAAAGGCTTTGTAAAATCGAAACGTATAACTCCTTCAGATACTACCCCTTGATTTGCTAAATTATGCCTGCTTTCGTTCCTTGGCAAAAAGAAAAAAGAACCATCTACTTTAGTAAATGATTCTTCTAATGTTGCATATGGATTCTTTACTTCAAAATTTGAAAGCAACTTCTCTAAGTCTGAGAAGTATGTGTATTCTTCTCTTTTATTAACCGCTGCATCTTCTTGTGCTTCTTGGTTTATTACACCTATAGAAACTGCCATGTGTGCAAGATTTCTATAGTGTTTTTTTATCTGCTGTTTATACGCATTACTACAGTTTTGCATCACAATTCTCCACAATCTATTAGATTTACTTTACAAGACTTATACATTGTTGGAAGTCCGTCATCATCCCATTCAATAGGGATAGCAGTACGATTACCCGGGTATAATATCAAAGTTGTAAATCTGTTATTTACCATATCAGGAAATCTGGCCACTACACGAAAATCATCAAATAACCTAAGTATAGTGCTCCACTCTGTAGCAGTAAGAAAAGACCATTGCAAAGAATCAATCTTGTATTGGTCTCTTCCTACTTTCTGTCCTACAAAAGTTCCATTTGCATTCTTTCCCGCATCTACGTTGGTTGCAACCGTAAGAGTAGCTCCGACATCCGGAGCAGGTACTTCTGTGTTGTTTATAATTAAAAAACTCATAATCCACCTCTAAGTCATTCTGTACCCTAAACGGTTCTTTAGTTCATCCTGTCTTTGCGTAAACTCACGAACATCAAGATTCAATGTTAAATCTAACCCACCTACTAATGACACTAATGTAGACATCAGATCTATCATTTTATCCATCTGTTCTGCTGATCCGCTACCGCTGTTTGACCTTGCAGCTTTATCCGCCATTTCTTGCAATTTGCCCTCAGGAGCTACAATCTCACCTTGAGTTTTATTGTCTCCAATTATAGCAAGTTGCGGTGTATTGGCCTTTACAAAACCTCCCTGCGCAAGTTTTGGAAGTCTCACTTCTCTAAGCTTTGGTATAGTGTCTCCTTTTATGCCCGGTACCTTATCGGCCACATTGTTAATTCCCTCGATCAATGTATTGATAGCTCTAACAACCGAGTTAACCATATTTTCAACTCCGCCAATAATCTTGTTTATAGCACCCTTTATCACTAACCAAATACCGTTCCAAATACTCTCCGTTGTGGTCTTAACGCTTGTCCACACATTTGTCCAAGCAGTTTTTATACTGTTTAGAGTGTTGTCTATTCCGTTTTTTATCGTATTGAAAGTGGTAGTGATGGAATTTTTTATATTATTCCATACTTCAGTAGTCTTATTCTTTACGGCATCCCATGCACTATTCCAAGCTGATTTTATAGCTTCTAATACACTTCCTATGCGGTTTCTTACTGCGTTAAATGTGTTTGTTATATAATCCTTAATGTAATTCCATACATTTACAGCAAGATCTCTTACAGCATTCCAAGCAAACGTCCACCTTGCCAGTACGTTATTGAGGTTTGCTATGATTAATCCGGCCATTAAGTCAAGTATCGCAGTTAGTCGATTTTTCATCATTTCCCAAATGCCGAAAAAAATAGTTTTAATGCCTTCCCATGCCAATGACCAATTGCCGGTAAAAACACCGACTATAAAGTCAATCAAACCTGTATATGCAGTAATCAAACCGTTTATTATATCCGTAACATGCCCTAGAAGAGTAAAGAATATATTTATTATCCCTTCCAATCCTGCTTTTATAGGAGGTCCAAAATTTTCTATGAACCACGCAATGAATGGAGCAAGAATTGAATTCCATAGTTTTGTAATTACATCTATGATTTTTCCTGCAAACTCCATAAATCTATCTATCAATGGTTTTAAATGTTTTTCGGAAAACTCTCCAAACTTCGCTCCTATTAAGTCCATAATAGGCCTTATATTGTCGTTATAAGCTTTTAACAATACAGCCACTATCTTTGATACCCCTTCTGTTATCGAGTCGATAAACGGTTTCATGTGAGCGTCATAGGTCTTATTTAATGAGTCCATGAAATGGTCTACTATGCCTTTTCCTGTACCGTAAATATTTGATACAGCCATAACAAGGCTCTCAAGTGTATCTTTTATAGCTTCTGCATTTTCGATAATTGGAGCAGTCATAAGGTTAGTAATATCTCTTCCAAACTTTGCTACAATCTCAGTCAGACCCATAAAGGTACTTGCAAAGATACCTATCAGATTTGCTGTAAGCTGTTTAGCACTATCCCCACGGAATACCGTAAATATATTAGCCACTGCAGTAGCAAAATTCCCTCTTATCTTTGCTACTTCTGTACCTATGTTGAACATGTCTACAAAATAGCTTTTTATTCTTTTTTTATTCTGCTCAAGATATTTTGATATTCCGCCAAGAATATTATCAGCCACAGTAAGCCCTATGCTTACGGAAGCACCTGCCATCTGACCCAATGAATATGCTGATGCCTTGGCAAACTTATCTGCCGCACTTAGTACCTCAGGAGATAAGAATATATCTTTAATGCTGTCTCCTATAGACTCTATTGATTTTTTTATAGAGTCGAATACCGAGGTATCCCCAAGTCCTACTTTAAATCCCTCTTTAAACATCCCAAAGAGTTCTTTTACATAATCTATCAGGCCTTTGATTTTACCGGATAATCCGTCAACTTCTCCCTCACCTTCAGCAAGTTTTCCCATGTCAAAGTCATCAGCGTTGTAGTCTCCGCCACCACCTGCTCCAGAGCCTCCCCCAGATCCACCGGCTGAGCCCTCAGGCTTACTGATTATGTTTAACTCGTCTATACCTGCTGTAGCATTCGCTATGTCTTTTGCGGCCTTTTTCGCTTTATCTCCTGCACCTTTGAGAGCATTGCCTGTACCACCCAAGGCATCTTCCGCCCCACCTACAGCGCCTGCCATATCGCTAATATCGCTTGCAGCCTTGGCAACACTTGCGCCTGCGGAGGCTTTTTTACCAGATATCATCTCTGTAAACGCCCTAAATGCGTTGGCCAAAGACATTAACTTTCCTATAAGACCATTTATCATCTTAATAACAGGAAGGAATACATTAATAAGTCCTTGTCCGATTGTAGCCTTAAGAGAATCAAATTGAAGCTTTAATACTCTAACTTGGTTAGCCCATCCGTCAGATGTTCTAAGGAAATCACCTTGTGTATCCTTTAATCCGTCCATTACGAATCTATATCGGAGCATTACCCTTTCCTGCTCCGACATGGCATCCAGAGTTTTCGTTATACCATGTTTTAACGCATATTCACTTAATGCTGCCTGTGACATGTTTATACCGAACTCACGAAGAGGAAGTAATGTCCCGGTAAAAATAGACTGCAATTTATCAAAAGCACTATCCTGAGATATGTTATAAAAGGACGCAACGTCTCCCGCAAGGGAAGCGATGCCCTCACTCATCTCATATGCAGCCTTTTCTGAAAAACCCAATGACTTAGACATGGCGCCTATGGTACCCATGTACTGCTTCGCCATTGTCTCTGATAGACCGAAGTTGACCGCTGCGTCTTTAGCAAACTTATCTACTCTGTCAGACATATGTGTAAATGTTACATCTACAACGTTTTGAACCTCAGCAAGATTTGATCCAAGTTCAATACAAGATTTGCCGAAATCAACTAACTTTTTTACAGAAAATGCGGCAAACAAGGCCATTCCGGCTTTTTTTGCTACATTACTTAAGCTATTAAGTTGTTGGTCGAAACCTCTTCGATTTAGTTCCAAATCGAGCTGTATTGATCCCGCGCTAGCTCCTGCCATTAGTCACCTCCTGCCATCTTAATAAATGCTTCCTTCAAGCCGTCAAGGAAAGCGTCTCTCTCTTCATCAGTCTTATTTTGTGCTCTTCTCTTTCTCCACTCATTTCTGATCTTGTGCTGTTCCGGAGTGAAGTTATCAAGGATATTTTTATCGTCTTCTGCTCTTATTGATACAATTCTGCCAAGAGCAGTATCTGGAGATATCCCTGCCAAAAGCGCCTTGAACTCATCCCACTGCATTTCTTTAAAATCTTGGTTCATTAATCTGACCCCGTATTGCGATAAAAAAGAGGACACGATCAAATCGTAGTCCTCAAATAAATCATAATAGGGGTCTAATTTTCCCCCTCGTTGTTTCCGCCATTTATAAGTTCAACTGCAGATTGCACAATAACCATCAAGTCCTTGAAATCTACCCCCAGCTCTTTTATCTTTTCTCTTGTCTCTTCTGAGAATAAAAGATCATAAGCTTTAAGCAGTGTATTGGCATCCATATCGTCTTTATCTTCGTCCATTCTGCCCATAAGTTGCATGAAAAGGAGTACTGTTGGAGCATCAGAATTGACTTCCAACTCAACGCCTTTTACAACAAGTTTAGGATTACCCTCAAAACTTAGCTTATCCGTAATATCTATTACTTTACTCATTTACTTCCTCCTATACTGACGGTGTTACTGTAGGTTTACCGTTGCTTATAACATCAAACTCAAGCGGTGCCACATTGGTCGAATCACCCGCACCCATGTTCTTGACATCAAATACTGCCATATCCCACTCTACTGTGGTACCATCAGGGAATGTCCAGCAGAAGTATCCTTCTGAATCTCTACCATTTGTGAACGCCTTCTTTGCAATAAAGTCATTACCTGTATCACCTTTGTTTCTCTTGCCGTTTATAGTGATTGTTACGGCCTTTGCAGTCATTAAGGCTCTTTGCCACCCCTTATGCTCCATAGGGGTCCATGTTTCAACACCATTACTGAAAGACACTGAGAATGTCTCCATATCGGCTATAGTAGTAGCAGTTGCTTTATCTGCGCCTATCTTAAATTGGTTCTCATAAACTGGAAATACTCCTGTTTGTGCTGCCATTGTTTATTCCTCTCTTTCATAATAAATATCGCACCATATGACATATTCATAGATGCCGTTATCATCTGTATCTACGCTTTGTGGCTCGCCCATGCCCATAAGTATGAACTTGCCTCTTTTTTGCCCAATAACAAAATTCTTTTGTTTTTGCAAGAGCCTAAATAATTCTACCGCTGCCTTTTCAGTGTCTCTTTGACTTTTATTCCAGTGGACAAGTATAGATATCTGCTTAAAATCAAAGCTCTTTTGTATCAGACCACCTAGAGGTATGTTATCCGGAGTAGTTGTCTTTCTGCTATAAACTCCTACTGATTTATCTTTCTTGTCCTCAAGCTTGCCACTGTAGACATGCTCATCATCAACAAAATTCAAAGAAGCTATAAAATCCCTAACATCCGACAAATAAATCATTATGTACCTCCTAAAGCTCTATATAGCCTCGCAAATACCTGCCTCGCAAAGCTCTTCTTAGCTCCGGTAAGGTACGGCACAAACCAAAGAGCGCCTGCGTTCGCATGAAACTCTTTTCTGAATTTGTATTCAGGATGGTAGTATAGCCTTCTTGCATAAGGTGTACTGTTTACCAGGCTTACTCTACCGGTTCTTGAATCTTCATAGTCAACAAAGAACTGTTCTCCTGACAATGCTCCTGTACGCATTGGGACAGTCTCAGCTTGCCCTATATCCGTATGGACTGCTTCAACTGTCATTTCAAGAGCCTTTACCGCCGTTTCACTTAACTCATTTATTCTATGTTGATTAATTCTTACAACAACTCCCATTTATATCAAATCCAATCTTGAATAATTTACTGTGCCATCAGGGTTTCTAGCCTTAAAGCCTTGGAATATTCGCCTTTTTACTCCTAACACTTCCACACTTCCGTTTGAAAAAGTAGGCAGTTCAGGGCAGATATCTCCAACAAATAACGCACTTCCCGATAGCTGTATAAGCTTCTTTTCTGCTGTCAACACTGTCTTTGCACTGTCTTGATAGTTGCATTTGAGGTTTAAAGTAATATCGGGAAGTGGCTCACCGTACTTGTTGAGCCCTTCCCTTTCTAATACTACTTTTATATCTGTTTTACAAAAACGCTTGTCTACTAATACCGGATACCTCATGCTCCCACCAATCTAGCCGTTAAACCTGTCTGACTTAACAAGCTGTATAGGTCTTTTTTAATGGCTACACCTTTGTCAGCATATACATTCCAGCCGTTACCGTTAAACTGCATTGAAACTCCGTTTATACTGTATCCCTGCAAGACTGTATCTATGATATCAGCGTTATCAAATTCGAAGTCTGCCTGTCTGCATATGACTTCTTTTATGATATCCTGCTGAAATGCTGTCAGATTATCAAAGCCCCTAGCTACAATACGGTTAAAGGTGAGTGAATCTATGTGCCTTGAAGCCTGTGTCAGCATACGGCCTATATCATCAGAGGGTATGCTGACACCCTTATATACATCTCTATAAAATTGCTCATCAACATACCCTGTATAAGCCATGGCTACTTCTTACCTTCCTTTTCAGGCTTGCTTTCTTCCTGCTTTACTTCGGTCTTAGGCTGTGTTTCGAGTTCCTTTATCTGCTCTTCCAGTTCAGCAATACGATCAAGAGCTTTTAAGTGCTCTTCCATGCTTACTG